CACCAACCAAAGCACCGGTGCCAGTGATTACTGAGTTAGCCACAGCAATAGTGGTTTGGCTTGCATTCACAGCAGTGATTAGGCCATCAGCATCAATAGCAACACCAGCACCAGTGTACAGACCAACTTCTAGATCAGTAGTAGTGGAGGTAGAAGTGAAGGCAGTATCGACAACCAGTTTTGCACTGACGACAGTAGCATTGGCTGGCAGGCTGAACTGCATGTTGCTAGAACCGTAGGTGGGAAGGTCATTATAGGAGAACTCCCAAATGGCTTCCTTAACAATACCAGCAGCGGTTGAGGATTGGCCACCAAACTTCTCATCGGTGGTACGGGGGCCGTAGTGATTCATTACACCACGAATAGCAGTTGTTTCAAAACCCATGATATGGCTCCTTATTAATAAGTGGTGGAAGAGGTAAGGATAACACCAAGGGTATCAGTACGCTGTGCNCCGAAGCCAAAGCGTGAGGTAACTTGGAACTTATCAGAACGCTCTTCGTTATCTCTCCAACCTTCGGTCTTAGGCATGCGTCTCCAAGCGTGCATGATAGGCTTAACCTGATCATCAGATACACACATAAAGATGTTAGCCACATCACCAATTTCAGCAGTGTCATTAGCAAGACCATAACCAGAAGCATCTAGTACCTCAGTAGCGGTCTTGGTTGGCAGATAGTTGGAAGTCCAAATATCAAAGCCCATAATGTTCTTAACGAACTTATGATTCTGAGCGAAACCGGAAGTGATGATACCTTCCCACATTGGGTTATACGCAACAGCAGTAGCAGAAGTTACTAGGCTATTGATGGTTGCTTCAACGATTGGATCAACACAGACGATACGACCAGCAGCAGGGACATTAGCCTTATCGAAAGCTAGTTTCATAGCTACGAAGTCAGCCATAGTCATAATACGGTTGGTAGCAGCAGCACCACCAGCAACCCAACGGTGTGGGCGGCCATTGACTAAGTTAACACTAGCATTAGTCTGGGCAGTACCAGCAGCATTTAGGAACTTGGACTCATGGAACTCACCGAATGCACGGGTGGACTCTTGAGCACGCATTGCCATTAGGGTGTCGATNTGTGAACCATCTTCACGGAGGTCATCAGTAACCTTCCAAGCATCACCAATATAATCGGTAATTGCAAGGGTGATGGTACCAGTGTCGATGTTGGTAAAGTTTAGTGGGACATCTTCCTGTGCGTCCTGTAGAGTTACAGTACCGACAGTTTTGATGTTAAGAGTGGTGCCAGAACCGAAATCAGAGACATCGCGGAACATACCACCTGGGAGTAGATAGTCATGTAGATTCTCAAGAATAAACTTGGAATACTGTTGTGCCTCAATAAAGGCAGTGGTGTTTGTAGTATCATGTGCCATTTTAATTAGCTCCTAAAATTGATTAATTAATACCTAGTTCTTTACGGACTGCATCACCAGCATTTCTCCAAGCATTTACCAAATCTTTAGTTGTTGCAGCTTTGGGTAACTTGGCACTGGGAGCAGCGTGATTGGTGTTCTGAGATAGTGCTTCAGTATTTACAGAACCAGTTGGTTTAGATGGAGTAGTTTGTCTTTGCCCCTCTAGTCCAGCTAGTTTTAATACAGCAGCAGGGGAAGTAGCNGCNACAGAGTTTAAGAANTGAACAGAAAGACCATTGTCTGCTGCAATCTTCTCATACATCTCTGGGGCCTTCTCACCGAACTTCTCATTAAAACTTTGAACAACAGTTTGGATATTACCTTGCTGTTTTTTCTTAGCTTCGCGCTGATCAAGAGTTTTATCTACAAGAGCAGCTAAACTTTGTGGATCTAAACNAGATTGAGGGGTTGCCTCTCTTTGTTCAGGTACACGGAATTCTTCTAGAAGTTCCTCAGCCGTCTTACGCTTTGTGAGTTCATCTCTCAATGTTTGCATCTCTTCTTCAAGTTTATGAATATGAGACTGGGCATGGGGGACACTCTTTAATGCGTCTTCAACTGATCTATACTTCCGACCATCNCCTACTAGTTCTGCAACCTCTTGTGGGAGGGTAAACTGTGGTGCTGGGTTTTGGGCTTCTACTTCGTTAGCCTCGGTCTGGCTAAAAATACTTTCTTCTGACATCGAATACCTCTGGTCAAGGTTTGGGAATTAAATCCAATACTTTTTGGTAAGCCTTAATAGTACCTAACTGATATGCCTGGAACTCAGCCCATGCTGGTAATGAGAAATTATCTTCATCTCTTTGCTTTCTTGCCGCCATATCAATAGCGTCATCCAAATAAGCAATTAGATACCGATAAACATCTTCTTTACTTTTAACAGNTTCTGTTTTAAGAGACTTAACCATAAGTGATATTTTAGATNAGGGGCCACTTGACAAACAATATCAAGTATTGTATCATAATGGAATTACAAACCACTACAAGGTACAATATGTCTAAATGGAAATTAGAAGCACCAACTATTAAGGTTAAATTATTATCTGGTATGACTATGCAAGCTATTGCAGATGACTACGGCGTAACCAGAGAATTTATCCGTCAAATTAAAAACAAATACATTAAAGAACTATCAGAAAGAGATGAATATGGTAAAGGTAAACTAAAGAAAGAAAGAATACTAGAGAAGACAAAACACCTATTAGAGAGGTACGGTAGGGTGTCTTGGAAGTATGGGGCTGATATTGAAGAGCGTGTGGCTACAATGATCACAGCCAAAAAGAATAATGCCTTTAGAAAAGGTATCCCTTTTAATATTGGCCCAATGGACGTTGACTTCCCAAAGCATTGCCCAATCCTTGGTATGGAATTAGATTATTTTTCAGAAGGAAGGCCAGTGCCAGAGAATACACCATCTTTTGATAGAATAGACCCAACTGAAGGTTATATCAAAGGTAATGTTGCTATCATCTCATGGAGAGCAAACCGTATTAAGAACAACGGTACAGCTAAAGAACACAGGATGATAGCAGAGTGGATGGACTCTATTGCACTGGTTGAGAGTCCATCATCATCTCTTCCACAGGAATCTGATCCTCAGTCATAACAGTTTGTTGTGCCTGGTTAATCAGCCTCTGTGTTTCAGCTTGCTCAAAGATAGCTGCATTGTCGATGATGAAGTCATACTCTTCAAAGCCCATAAAGTCTTCTACAAGTTTAGCTAACTTCTTGGCACTAATATGTGGTGCAATAATCTGACCAACTGGGCTGTTGAAGATACCGTTAATATTCTGTGCTAGTTGTGCTCTTGTAGCATAATGCCTAGACCCAACAGCACGGAGTTTACCCTTAGCAGTAATATCTTCTTTAGTAATTGTCATAAAGTCAACAACACCAATATCAGTGTCCATGACCCGAATAAGGTCAGATGCCTGCATATTGCGCCTAGCAATCTCTAACATAGTGTTCAGTAGGGGTTCTAGGAACTCAATCTGGAACTTCATTACCTTGTGAGTAAAGATCCGCCCAGCAGCATTCTGTAGTTGTTGTACCTCGAATGCTGTCTTCTCGCCAGGACTACGGATGCCCATAGCCTCCTTAGGTGCCCCTGCCATCTCTTCCATCATCATTAAGAGATAACCGATTTCATTATTAACTTGGAATGCAGCAGGGTTAGGTGCAAGCATACCTACATCACCATCCTCAGGTACATGGACAGTAACACCAGGTGCCCATACAAATGGCTCTACATCACCTACAATCTTAATTGGTGGGTGAATAGTCATATCTAAAGCATCGGCTTTAAGGTTCTCTAGGTGGTCTACTCTGTACTGCATGCCCACTAAATTATCTAATGGCCCCATACCGTAAAGGTTATCAGGACGATCTCTCCAACCTACATGTTCTTTAGCACTTCTACCAAACCATGAAGGGTTGACAATATTCCTTAAGATGTGTGTACGATCAATAATAGTGATGATTCTGTTTTCTAGTAATTCATCTTTTTTACTATCATAGATGTCCCCTTCAAACTCAAGGATTTCTACATACTCTGACTGATAATACTCTTGTAGGGTACCAAAACCATCAATTAAGTATCCTTCTGCTTTGTTCCAATCTTCCATACTGAAGGCAGACATAGCAGAACGAATACCGATAACCTTATCGACTACACTCTTGTCATAGCCTAATTTATCATCTTTTAGATCTTTCTTCAGTTCACCAATAGTTTTTACATAACGGGTAAACTTAGGAGATTCTTTGAAGTCAGTAACAGTTGGGTTAAAGACAATATCAAATGGACTAATTCTTACTGCCTTAGGGCCGATAAAAGTAGGTACTTCCTCACCGGTAACAGGGTCAATATGTTTATTATCTTCCCAGGCAATATCACCAAAAACATTACCGTAATCAATGTAATCATACAACATTCTAGATACGGTTTGACGGAACTTACCCTCTCTTAGCTTATTCTTCATATAAGCCTCGATAGCACTACGCTTCTTAAGGGTTACATCATCACGGCTATGGCCTTCCCACTTTAACCAATTGTCATTAGGGAATAAGGCATCAAGGTAGTTAGCATGTAAGTTATCTCTGATCTGTGTGATCTTAGGTAGGGTTGTTGAGTTCTTCCAAGGGAGAGAGGCGTTACTTGTCTTAGTAGTGTCTGTAGCAAAGATATAGTTACGCAATTCACGCCATTCAGATTCCTTCTCTTGGCGTTGGATATACCATTGGTTGTACAGTGAGGCCAGCTTTTTAGCTAGGTCATCCGCACCAACAACAGATTCAATTTTAGCAGGTTTTGCAGACATTATTTCTTACCTTTCTTTTTCTTACCAGCTTTAGACAAAGCAATAGCCACAGCTTGCTTTTGTGGGTAGCCAGCAGCCACCTCTGTTTTAATATTAGCAGAGATAATCTTCTTAGAAGAACCTTTCTTTAACGGCAACTTATGCCTCCAAACCTAGGATGTGAGATAATATTATTCATAGTCTTACTAGTGTTCATACTCTTTCTGGGAGCGATAGCAATTGCTACAGCATTGGCTAAAGCATCAGAGCAGTCGTCATGTGGGGGGTGTGCTAGTGTCAGTTCTTCTTCAAGAATTTGACAATTACCGCCTCTGTAATGCCAAACCTGTAAGTTATCATACTTAGGTTGTAGTGTAGCTAAGATACGTTCCTGCTTATCGCCCTCTGACCTGGATGGTCTGTACTCATCAATAGAAAGAGGGATACCATTGGGTTTAATATAGCTGTCTTTTAATTCTTGTACAATGGCCTGTTGAGCAACTGTTACTTCAGCCCTAATCTTCCTAAACCCCCACTTATACTGTGCATCAAGGATATGTTTGTAATATTCAGAAATCTTATTTGTTTTAAACCTGTCGATATCTAAAACAAACACATCCCAATCAGAGCTTACACCAACAGTAATTAGTGCTGTAGAGTCAGCTCTTTTATTTAAAGAGAAAGCAAAGTCAATAGCAGCAAAGACATTTAATTTCTTATCCTTAAAGAACCAGTAACCATCCTCTGATCTCAGCAGTTTCCGTTCATAGTACTGGAATTTAGCCCTATCAATTGGTGCATTCTCTGCTGAATTAGGGTTATTGTAGTATTGAGCATAAAACTGTGTTTTGTCTACATACTTTGCCTTAATACGTGCAAGCTCATTAAGATCAAAACCGAAATATTTGCCATCTGGTCTTTGCTGTTTTGGCCACAGAAATTCATTATCTGTTTCAACAACCTTCTGTAAGATCTCATATACATCATCTTCTCTGTCGATATTTCCATCTTTATCATAAACAGTTTCTTTCATTGAAAGCATTGTTTGATAGATATCTTGGGGGTGGTAACGAGTACCTACAACCCATTCAGATGCACCTGGATTCTCAATAGAAGCTAGTTGAGAATAAGCAGAACCTACTTTATCTCTACCATCCTGTGTGTACGCATTACCTGGGACTACAATATCATCCAGTACAACTACATCGGCATGGAAGCCTGTAGTGTTAGTTGTAAGTCCAGCAGTCTTGACTGTAGCATCACGGACACCCTCTAACTTACGCCTAGGGTGATCTACAGCAATCTCAGCAACTGACCATTTCTCTCTCTTACCTTCATCCGGTAAAAGCATTTCTGGCCAGTATCTGCGGTAAACAACAGAATCTAGAATATTCTTAATAGCGTATAGCTGTTTCTCAGCCAAATCTGCTGTGGCAGATACATAAAGAACAGTTGTTTCAGGGTGCTTAGTAACCCACCAGGCTACTCTATAAGCAACCATAGCAGATTTCTGATGGCCACGGGGGAGCAATAAAAGCTGGTTACTCTTAGCGTCCTCTCTAGTCCACCACCTACAAACCTCTGTATGGATGTCCCCTAATACTCTCTGTGGGGATACTAAACGAATAAAGGTCTCTAGGTCGGCTTCTGCTGCTTCTTTGATAAGGTCAGTTGTTGCCCTCGACATCTATGTTATTTCTTTCTGCCCATTACTTTCTCAAGGGAGCGACCGCCAAAGTACGCACCAAAGACTAAAAGCAATAGTGCTTGAAACAGCTCAATATATACTTCTTTTACCGTAAATGAGAGAAGATTACCGTCAGTAAAAGAAAGTAAGCTAACAACCACCAGAAGATAGACAAGGC